CCAGCAACCAGCACAGCCCCCAGAAGCACCTGAGGGTGTACCAGCACCTGAGGGAGGCCAACAAGCGCCACAGACACCTCAGGGAGGCGTACAGGACACGTCAGGCGGTGGTGGTGGACAGATAGGTATGGGAACAGCACCAGTACCAGGAGAACAAGGATTTAGTGGTAATGTCGCTTAATACCTTTGTAAACAATACAGCTATGTGGGAAGCGTTCATCTCTGAGTTAGATGAGCGTATTTCTACACAACAGCGCAGTATGGAAACAGTTACAGATACTGCTGAACTATACAGGCATCAAGGTGCTATACGCGCTCTGCGTCAACTTCAATACTTGAGGGATAAAGTAAATGGATGAACAAACAAGAATGGCTTTTGCACTGGGCGGTAGCGTAGATTTAGATACAGTACCAGACAACACAAAGGGTATTGACCCTGTGTCAGGTAATGAAGTTCCCATAGGTTCTACCCCAAAAGAGGTTCGTGACGATATACCTGCACAACTAAGTGAGGGTGAATATGTCGTACCTGCTGACGTAGTACGTTTCTATGGTGTTAGATACTTCGAGAATTTACGAGCTAAGGCTAAATTTGGTTATCAAGATATGGCCGAGAATGGACGTATTGGTGGTGAGCCTGTAGATGAATCTGATGATAACATGATGTTTGATATATCTGAACTAGAAATAGAAGATGATGGTGAGCCTATTGCAATGGCTGATGGTGGTTATGCTCTTTCTCCTGGTGATGAGGGCTATGCTACTATGGGTGCGCTGGGCTTAGGTATTGAGGGTATTACTGCAGGTTATGGATCAGAAGGTAGTACATCTGCAGGTGGTGCACCTACTGTAGAAGTACGTACCTACGTTAATGAGGCTGGACACACTATTTATATTACATTTATTAATGGTGACCCTCAAACGTCTATACCTGCAGGATATACACTACAAGAAGAAACTACTGCAGACACTACAACTACTGCGGCTACTACAGCACAACCAGAACCTCAAGTTGTAACTCCTAGGGGTCGTGATAGAAGTAGTACACCAATGCCAACACCAAAGGCTATCAATTATAAAGAACTTACTACCGAAGAGATTTCTAAGATGTTAGAAGATCAAACGTCTGCTAAGTCTACTGCTATATCTATAGGTGCTGGGGCTATTAATCCTGTACTAGGTCTATTAGTGAAGGGTGCTATGATGGATAGCGCTAGAAGATTAGAGAACGAGATAGAACGTAGAATTGCTTCAGAAGAATATGCAGGAGATAAACAGGTTCTTGAAGATATGTTAAAAGCATCTAAGGAAGGTAAACCTGGTCTTATACAGAAAATATTCGGTGCAGTAAAAGATGCATTTGTACCAGAGACACAAGAAGAAGCCGATGCACTAGAGATAGCTATGCAGATGGATACTGGTGATGTAACACAGTTTGAAGGTGATATAAATCTAGATGTAGATCCTATCATTAAAACTGAATCAACTATACCTACAGAAGCAGAAGTAATAGCTCCTACAACAGGTAAAGTATCTACATATGTAGATCCTGTAACTAGAGAAGAAACAAAGTTTGAATCTTATGGTCAGGTTACAAGAAATGGTGTGTATGCTGGTGATGGCTTTGAATGGTACGAGATGGATGTAAAAGGCCGAGATGGCGCACCTGTCTTAGGTAGACGATACACAGGTGAAGGTGAAGACAATAACTTAGGTCAAGACACTATTATAGCAACTGAACTTGGTTATGGACAACCAGAAGACAGAGAAGTATTTGTAAAGATAGCTGATATATCTCTGAAAGAAGGTAGTGAGTTTGCATCTAAACCTGGCTCAGCAAATGATGGAGATTTCTTAGAGTTCTTAAAGACAGGAAGCTTTGGCGCTAGTGAATCTTATGCAGATCAAGAGGGTAAAGACTTTACTCCAACGCTTACATATGGAGATGCTTTAGCGAAAGTCAAAGATACAAAACCTTATGTACCAGAGACAGTAGATACAGGACCTTCGTCTACTTATATACCTATAAGCCCTGAGTTAAAGAATGAGATGAGTGATGCCGTTGATAGTGCAGCTATATCATTCCAAGAACAGATGGAAGTTAATCGTAAGCGTATAGCAGAGATTGAGGCTAATGAAAAGAGAAGAGCAGAAGAACAGGCTGAGGCTGCTAGACAAGCTCAGGCTGCTGCAATAGCGGCTGAACAAAAACGTGATAGTGAACGTACTGTAGTTACACCATCTCAAGCCGCGTCTGTAAGTGATGTCACTATAAAAAATCGTACAGATAGTAGTGGTAAGTCAGCAGGGCAAACAGGTTATACAAGTGCTCTGAGAGAACGTAAAAATAAACAACAACAAGCACAAAAGTCAGCTAGTGCTTTTACAGCTAGTAAAGTTGCAAGTTACAAACCCGGAAAGAGTTTTAGCGGTGGGTTTAAAAAAGGTGGATTAGTAAAGAAACCAAAGAAAAAATAAATATCTATAAGGTATCAAAATAACAATAAGGCTACCCAGCTTCGGCTGGCCCCATCATAAGGAATACAACATGATACAAGAACCACAAGAAACTACGCCGATTAAAACTTCATCGGCTTCTCATCAAAGAAATGATGCACGTGTTAAGCGTGATCAAGAAGAACTAGAGGCACTGCTAAAGCAAGCACGTGGCGAGACAGATGAAACAGAAGAAGTTGTTGAGGCGAAACCCAGTAGCGAAGATCCTGTCGAACCCAAAGTTCAGACAGAGAGTAGTACCAAACAAGAAGAAGAACCCGAAGGTGAAGCACAAGAAGATGATGCTGAGCTAAGTGCTGAAGAAAAAACCTTCAAGCAACGCTACTCTGATATACGCCGACACATGCAGGATAAAGAGAAAGACTTTAGTGCTAAGCTTGAGAAGCTAGAAAAACAACTTGATCTTGCAGCAAAGAATGAGCTTGTACTCCCTAAGTCAGAAGAAGAGATTGATGCATGGGCTAGAAAATACCCAGACATTGCAGGTATTGTAGAAGCTATTGCGGCAAAAGAAGCTGATAAGAAGTCATCTACTTTAGATGCTAGGCTTGCTGAGATAGAAGAGTTACGCTCTACTGCAAAGCGAGAGAAGGCTGAGGCAGAGTTACTAGGTATGCACTCTGACTTTATATCTATTAGAGAGGATGATGCTTTCCACACATGGGCAGATAATCAACCTAAGTGGGTACAGGATGCTCTCTATGAAAATGTAGATGATGCTAAATCTGTATCTCGTGTTATTGACTTATACAAATCTGATATGGGTATTACTAAAAGTAAAACGTCTTCATCAGATAAAGGCGCAGCGAGTTCTGTAAAGAGTAAACGCTCAGCCGCACCAGAGCCAGAAGACAGTTCATCTTACTTACGTGAGTCACAAATTGCTAAGATGAGCATTAAAGAATACGAGAAGCGTCAAGAAGAAATTATGGACGCTCAACGTAACGGTAAATTTATTTACGATTTATCAAAGAAATAGTTGACATCTGTTTAAAGATGGATACAACTAGGTGCATGTACAGGTTACTTGAACTGCCTGTACATGCTTATAACTAAGCTCTATCCACAAAAAAGAACTACCTCAGACTAAAGGCCCAGCGCTTAACGGATGGCAATCCCTAAAGCAAAGCTGACTACCCTATTAAGAAGAGCCTCTTTAGTTGGTATGAAGCGTATAATGTCACGCCATATCTATAAGGAGATTACACAATGGCTATTACTTCCGCAAGTGGTGGATTTAACGGAAACTTTTCCCCAATTATCTACTCAAAACAAGCACAGATCGCACTTCGTCGTGCAGCTGTAGCTAACGCAATCACTAATAACTCTTACTTTGGTGAGATTGCAAACCAAGGCGATGTTGTTCGCATTCAAAAAGAACCAGATGTGACTGTAAACGCTCTTGAGCGTCACACAGCTATCTCTGTTGAAAAGTTGAATGATGAAGACTTCTCTTTGACTATTGACAAAGCTAACTACTTTGCGTTCAAGATGGATGACATCGAGGACCAATTCTCAAATGTTGACTACGTTAGCCTAGCTGCTGACCGTGCAGCGTTTAAAATGGCTGACTCAATGGACGCAGACATTCTATCATACATGTCAGGTCACACAACTGCAGGTGCTTTCATTACCGCAACATCAGGTGATGCACAGCACGACACAGCTGGAAACCTAACAGGTGAGTTTTTAACTGCTAACCATTTGGACGCAACGGACTTCGGTTCATTGGGTTCTGCTGACTCTGCTTCAACAGCATATGCTAATGGCGATTCAATCCCATTGGCTCCACGTCTTCCAGGCGCAACAGCGTTGTCTACAGCGACTGTTTCACCTTTGACAGTGGTTGCTCGTATGGCACGTCAAATGGATCAAGCAAATGTTGACTCAAGAGGTAGATGGCTGGTATTAGACCCGGTATTTATTGAGATGCTCAAAGACGAAGATTCACGTATGTTGAATGCTGACTTCGGTGGAGCAGGTCTACAAAACGGCTTGGTCTTAAACAACCTACACGGCTTCCGTATTTACCAATCTAACTCACTACCTGCAAAAGGTACAGGGGCTGGAACTTCTGGTGCATTAGCACAAGACGTAAACTTTGGTGTTATCGTAGCTGGTCAAGACGATGCTGTTGCTTCTGCTGAGCAGATCAACAAGGTCGAGAACTATCGTGACCCAGATTCATTCGCTGACATCGTTCGCGGTATGCATCTTTACGGGCGCAAGATTCTTCGCCCAGAAGCATTAGTCACAGCGCACTACAACGCTGCGTAATAAAACTTAATATTGGGGCTGGTTTTATACTAGCCCCTTTATGTACATTTAAAACCTCTTAGGAATTAACATGGCGACTTATATAAATCTAGTGAATGAATTACTTCGTCGTCTTAACGAAGTTGAGATTAGTGAAGCAGACTTTACTACAACTAAAAACGTTCAATCTCTAGCTAAAGATGCTGTTAATTCTTCTATACGTGAAATACTACAAGATGCACAGGAGTGGCCTTTCACTCTAGTAACATATCAACATACGTTATCTTCTGGTACTAGCATATATGATTTCCCTGCTGATTATTCAAAAGCTGATTGGGAAACTTTCTATCTAACAAATGCAGAATCTGCCCACCCTACACACCTACCTAGTATCTCTTACGAAAGTTATGTATCAGAAAAGAGAAGCATAGATGATGTAGCTGGTGTAAGTGGCTATGGTAAGCCTACTACTGTATATAAAACACAGAGCACTAAGTTTGGAGTCACGCCTCCTCCTGATGCTTCTTATGTTATAGAGTATAGCTACTGGAAGTTCCCTGCAGATTTAACACTCAGTGATGACATTTGTATAATACCTGACAGATTTAGACATGTAGTACTTGATGGTGCTATGATGTACTTAATGCACTTTAGATCTAATGAACAGTCTGCACAGTTACATGCGGATAAGTTTAAAAAAGGTATAAAGACTATGCGTAGACTATTAGTAGATACTAAAGATTACCTAAGGTCTACTGTAATAAACCGAGTAGGAAACTCTTTCTATAAGAATGATGTTTAAATGGCAGATAAGCTTAATACATACCTATCAGTTTGTGCTGGAGGATTGATCACTAATGTTGATCCTTTAACCCAAGCTTCAAACTTATCAGGTAGTGCCATACGCATGATAAACTATGAACCTGCTTTAGCTGGTGGTTATCGTCGTGTTAGTGGCTACTCTAATGAATATGGTACTGTTCCAGGGACAGGTGCTGTGCTAGGTGTAGCAGTAAATGGCAACTTAGATGATGGTATATTTGCATGTAGAAAACCTACATCTGGTCACGACTACTTATACAAGTGGCAGGATTCAAGTGATTCTTGGGTAGCTATACCTGAGGTTGGCAATCCTGATATGACTAATGTTAGTAAAATAAGATTTACTAGCTTTAACTGGGCAGGTGAAGTATTACTTCTTACGGATGGAGTAAACCCTGCATCTGCATATAATGGTACTGCATACTCACAGATAACACACGCACAAGCTCCAAATGACCCTAAATATTCTGAAGAGTTTGCATCTCACATTTTTCTGTGTGGTGATTCCTCTGAACCATATAATATATATTTTAGTGCTCCTCTAAACTACTCTGACTTTAGCCCTGCAAATGGTGCTGGTGTTATTAATGTAGGTTATACTATAACAGCTATTAAAAAGTTCCGTAACCAATTATACATCTTTGGTGCTAACAATATTAAAAGGCTGACAGGTAATAATGCAGCTAACTTTGTCTTAGAGAATGTTACTTCAAATATGGGTTGCCTTGCTCCTGATTCTGTAGTAGAATTTGGTGGTGACTTACTTTTCTTAGGACCTGATGGTATACGTCCTATTTCTGGTACTGATAAAATTGGTGATGTTGAACTTGCTACTGTGTCTAAAGAAATACAGTCTATCTTCGATAACTACTATTTATCAGAACAGATAACAGACATTTCTATTGTGGTACTTAGGAAGAAGTCACAGTTTAGATTCTTCTTTAAGAATGACTCATCTCTATCTTTAATAGGTGGTATACGTAAGAGTCAGAATAAACAGAGTATCTTTGAGTATAGTCAGTTGATTGGTATAGAAGCTAACTGCGTTGATAGTGGATATATAGGACAGTTTGAACACGTAATACACGGTGATGGTTCTGGTAAAGTACATCGCCAAGAAAGAGGTAATAGTTTTGATGGACAAGATATATTTAGTCTATATCAAAGCCCTTACTTTTACATGGAAGATCCAGAGGTACGTAAGGTAGTGCATAAAGTAAATACATACCTTAAGTCTGAAGGTAACACAGAAGTATTTGTTGGTGTATCGTATGATTATGATGATACAAATACAGTAAGCCCAACAAACTATGAGTTTACTACAGAGGGAGCTGCTTCCATTTATGGTACAGCTATATATGGAGCAGGTGGTATATATGATGGTAACCCATCCCCTAAAACTCTTACCAACATATCTGGGTCAGGTAATTCTGTTTCAGTGAATTATGTTACAAACAATACAAATGCAAGTCATACTATACAGGCAATAGCCTTGACGTATGAGACAGCCGACAGGAGATAATACTTTGGCAGGTTACGTAAGACAGTCTATAGCAGACATAGTACCAACAGCTACACTTCGTGCAGCACCTATTAACGCTGAGTATAACAAACTCCGTGATGCATTTGCTGTATCAAGTGGACACAAGCATGATGGCTCAACAGGAGAAGGTGGATACATTCCACTTATCGGTGATGTTGATGCGCTAAACAAAGTTGTTATAAACACTAACAATAATACAGTTGGTGTATTCGTAGAAGTATCCTCAGCTGCTGTAGAACAAGTACGTTTCCAAGATGGTGTTATACTTCCAGTTACAACTAATGATATTGACTTAGGTTCAAGCTCAGCTAAGTTTAAAGATTTACACTTACAAGGTACAGCCACACTAGCTACTGTAGATATTAATGCAGGTAATATTGATGGTACTATCTTAGGTGCTTCAACACCTACAACTGCTACATTCACAAGTGCTACACTAAACAATAACTTGAGTGTTACAGGTACATCAACACTTACAGGCACTACAACTATTACATCCGTAGACCTTAACTCTGGAGCTATTGATAATGCCACTATAGGTTCAGCTACACCAGCGGCAGGTACATTTACGACACTTAATGCCAACACTTCTTTAGTAGCCGCTACAGCCGATATTAATGGTGGTACGATAGATGGAGCTGCACTAGGTGCGTCAGTACCAAGCACAGGCTCATTCACTACACTAGGTGCCTCAGGTACATCAACACTTGCTACTGTAGACATTAACGGTGGTAACATCGATGGTACTATTATAGGTGCTTCTGCAACAGCCGCAGGTAGCTTCACAACGCTATCTACAACAGGCCAAGCTACCCTAGCTACTGCAGACATCAATGGTGGCTCTATAGATGGTTCTACAATAGGTGCATCATCTGCATCCACTGGTGCATTTACTACACTAACTTCATCAGGTGGTATCACAGGTAATATTACTGGTAACGTAACTGGTAATACTGCTGGTGTTCATACAGGAAATGTAACAGGTAACGTCACTGGTAATCTAACTGGTAACGTAACAGCAGGTTCTGGTACATCTACATTCACTAACGTAACTATTGATGGTACGTTAAACATGAATGCTGGTACATCAGCTACTATACAAAATCTTACTGCTCCAACTAATGATCTTGATGCCGCAACTAAGAAGTATGTAGATGATGAAATATCTACGTTGATTGGTGATGCAGGTGCAGGGCTAGATACACTAGGTGAACTAGCTGATGCTCTAAATGATGATGATGCATTCAGCACTACAGTAACTAACTCCATTGCGACTAAACTACCAAAAGCTGGTGGCACAATGACAGGTGCTATCGCAATGAGTACCAACAAGATTACAGGTGCAGGTGATCCTACATCAGCACAAGACGTAGCAACTAAAGCATATACAGATGCACAGAGAGATACCCGTGTAGCTAAGACAGGTGATACAATGTCTGGTGCATTAGCTATGGGTAACAATAAGATCACTGGTCTTGCTACACCTACTGCTGGTACTGATGTTACTAATAAAACGTATGTAGATGGTATCTTAGGTTCAGCTACTGTCGCCGCTACTTCAGCTACGAATGCCGCTACAAGTGAAACCAATGCGGCTACTTCAGCTACTGCGGCAAGTAACTCTGCAACATCTGCGGCTACAAGTGCTACTAATGCCGCAGCTTCCTATGACAACTTTGATGATAGATACTTAGGTGCTAAGTCATCTGCTCCTACAGTAGACAATGATGGTGATGCTCTTATCACAGGTGCATTATACTTTAACAGCACAACTAACATTATGAACGTATACGGTTCTGGTGGTTGGCAGTCAGCAGGTTCTGCGGTTAATGGTACATCAGAACGTACCACATATACAGCTACGGCAGGTCAAACAGTATTTGCCGCTACATATGATACTGGCTATATTGATGTGTATCTCAATGGTGTTAAACTATTAGTTGGCACAGACTTCACAGCTACAAATGGTACAAGCATCACATTAGCATCAGGTGCATCAGTAAATGATGTAGTTGATATTGTAGCTTATGGTACGTTTGTATTAGCAGATCATTATACTAAGACTGCATCAGATGCACGTTATGTTGAAGTTGCTGGCGATACCATGACGGGTAACTTGTCATTCGGTGACAACGACAAAGCCATCTTCGGTGCTGGGTCTGACCTACAGATTTACCATGATGGGTCTAATAGCTATGTTGATGATGCAGGTACTGGAAATTTATATGTTCGTGGCAATGATGTTATTATCGGTAAATATACAGGTGAAACTTATCTGTTTGGAAATGCCGATGGTGAAGTTAGAATATATCACGATGGCAATCAGAAGTTTCAAACAACATCAACAGGTATTGACGTTACAGGAACAACTGTAACAGATGGTTTAACTGTTAATAGTGGCGATACTTCATCTTTCCTAACAATTAGAAATGGCAGTAACAGTTCTTTCACAAAGTTATATTCTGATTTGAACGGAGTTACAATATTAGATGTGGATGCTACTAACTCAGGTTCATCCCCAAGATTTCAAATAGATGTAAGCGAGGTTCAGGCATTAAGAATTACAGAAGGCGGCGACATCAGCTTCTACGAGGACACAGGCACAACTGCTAAGTTCTTCTGGGATGCGAGTTCTGAACGTCTTGGTATTGGGACGAGTTCGCCTAGTGATGCTCTTTCAGTGTTTACATCTGCTGACAACGGCAACAACTCATCCTATACGCAAGCTGAAATATCTTTCGGTAATGCCGCTTATCCAGTTACTATAGGCTCTTATCGTTACGGCGGCTCATACCTTAACGGAATTGACTTTTATTACAATAATGGAAGCCCCCAACTTGGTATGCGCATCGACTCATCAGGCAACTTGTTGGTGGGTAAGTCGAGTGCTTCTTACAGTACAGAAGGTCAAGAGTTTAGGGCGAATGGAGCTACGGTTTTAGGACGTTCTGGAGCTGAACCTCTAAATCTAAATAGAATTGGTAGTGATGGTGGCATTCTAAACTTTAACAAAGACGGCACAACTGTAGGTAGTATTGGTGTAAGGAGTAATGACATTCTTTATACTGCCACTGCAGATAATGCAGGGCAAAAGTGGGATGGAGACAACCAGAGAATTGACCCATGTAACGCAGATGGAAGTACAAGAGATGGCCTTTTAGATTTAGGACACAATACAGGCCGCTACAAAGACCTCTACCTATCAGGCGGTGTCTACCTCGGCGGTACTGGGTCGGCTAATAAGTTGAGTGATTATGAAGAGGGCAACTTTAGCCCTTCTTTAATAGGCTCTATAAGTGGATCATATGAATCTACAAATTTAGGCCGCTATACAAAAGTAGGCAGGGCAGTGTATGTGCAAATGTCTTTTAATAACATAGCAACAACTGCTGTTTCAGGTAATCTTTCAATTACAGGCTTACCATATTCTACAAGTAGTGTAGATTGCGTTGATATGTACCATCCAATGCAGGTTTACAACCTCAACTGGCCAGCTACCGCAAAAGCAGTTTATGTGTTTCAATCTAGTAGTTCTGGGAGTTCCAATTTGGAACTTTTTTATAGCAGAGATGCTGCTGCAAGTATTGCACTCTCAAATGCTGATTTAACTGGAACATATTTAAGATTAGCTTTTACTTACAACACTGCGGCATAACTATACGCCTAGTGGATTCTAGGCATAGACAGGTGGCAATCACGCCACGATAAAAACAGGAGGCCAATATGGCACTTACAGAAACACAAGTAGAAGATAAGATTGAAGTCGTAGGAGATTACAAGCATGTGCAAGTTCGTACAGCTACAGTGATAGCTAGAGATGGCACAGAGATTAGTCGCTCATTCCATCGTCACGTCTTAACTTGCTCAACTAAATCAGATGATACATGGGGTGACACTGACATCTCAGGTGAGTCAACAGAAGTACAAGCTATCTGTAGCGCAGTTTGGACAAGTGCAGTGAAGACTGCATACCAGACAGCTATGGATGCACAAACCAACCCCTAACCAAAAACTTAAAGGAGTTTATAATGGGAAAAACAGAAAAAAACCCAACTATAACGGTAAATGATAAAGAATACGAAATTGATAATATGACTGATCAGCAAAAGACTATGATCAACCATATCACCGACTTAGATCGAAAGATTTCT